GGAGCAGCAAGAGCTACAGCATCCTACAGCTAATTTTGAGACACTTCACAGGGGAAGAACACAAGGAGATCCTTGTTGCCAGGAAGACCCTCCCATCTCTCAGGCTCACAGCCTACAAAGTATTCGTAGACCTCCTGCAGGACTATGGCTATTACGAGAAGTGCACCCACAATAAAACGAATCTCACGATCAAGTACAAAACCAACACAATTTACTTTATCAGCATTGACGATCCGCAGAAGATCAAGAGTTCAGAGTTCAGTTATGTATTTCTGGAAGAAGCGAACGAACTCACATACATAGACTTCATGACGCTCTGGCTGCGCATGAGTGCCCCCACCTCAGAGTAACCCCTCAGAGGAGTTCTCATGGATCCCGCAGAAGCTCATGCACTGGGATAACGTGCAGGTCATAAGGTCCACGTACCTTGACAATCCTTTCCTGAGCAAGACTTACAGAAAAACACTCGAAGATCTCAAAGACACGGACCCGGAACTATATCAGATCTATGCCCTCGGAGAGTACGCCACCCTCAGCAACATCATCTACCAGAATTATCAGATTGACAAAGTTTTCCCCACAGCATTTCACGATGAGTTCTACGGACTTGATTTCGGATACAATCATCCGGCAGCATTGGTATCTGTCCAGGAGCGGGATTCAGAGATGTACCTGGAGGAGATCATCTACCAAACGCATCTCACGAATCCACAACTGATAGACCTGATGAATGAACTCAAGGTAAACAAGAAGACCCCCATCTACGCAGACAGCGCAGAGCCAAAGAGCATCGAGGATCTGTGCAAGGCAGGCTACAATGTAATCCCTGCAATCAAACAGGTGATGGACGGCATTAAATCAGTCAAGCAGCACAAGCTACATATCCATCATGAGAGCGTGAATATGATAAAGGAGATCAGAACCTATAAATGGCGGCAGGATAAGAACGGTGACAACCTCGATGCGCCCGTTAAGTTCAATGACGATTTGCTCGACAGCGCACGCTACGGAATCCACACGCGGCACTGATCACACACTGACAGGATGCGAACGTCTATATAATAGCCCTAACAATATCTCAGCATGACAAAAGGAAAGCCGCTAAAGAATGGGACCGGTAAAGGCACAGGAGCAAACGCAGGACGTGGCGGATGTGCAACACCAAGAGCAAGCAGGAGAGGGCGGGGGAAGTAGGCTATGGCAATCTCCCTTACGACCGTTGCAAGAGTCCGGCAGCGTCTCAACCTCGAAACGTGGGAATCCACAGACGCAGACATCACACAGTTTATAACCGACTCCGAGGCTATCGTTGCCAATTACATGGGGGCTCTTCCAGTAGCAGGAGGAACTGATTTCGCTCTCGCAGAATCTATCGCAACCGATCTCGCAACCTACTACACCGGCAGGGCAATCCCCACACCGAGAGACGCTGCGGAAGCAAGCGCAAGGGCACAAGTTATCAGGGACAGCAAGTCAGGAGCAGACCGGGATCTTGCAAAGTTACTGAACGTTCCGGCATCAGTGCCTCTTCCAAGAAGTACCACCAAATGAGGAGTGTGAACCAATATGAAAAACTACCTTAAGGACGCTGCTGGTCTCATCGGATTCCCCTGGAGTTCACCGGCAGCACCGACCGCCAGATCAACAACGTCGAGTGGGTTCGTCGCAACAGTCACAGACGCAGATCTCAAGGAAATGTATCGGCGTAACCAGGCAGCTCATACAGTTGTCTCTGACGTAGCAACTGACGCATTTACGAGGTTTGCCTGCACAGATGGAAAAGGCAATGTGCTGGATAAGTTTAATGCGGATGTGCAGCACATCTTCAGGCAGTACATCAGCAAGCCGCTTACAAGGGCACTTCTCTTCACCAGGCTATACGGGCATTGCGGCATCCTCGTAGGATATGCAGACGGTAAAGCCATGGAAACAGAACTGTCTGACAATTCCGATATTATGTACTTGCAGGCAATTCCTAAACCCTGGATCGATAGCATCGTCCTGAAGACAGACAGCGCAGGAAATTTAACCCTGCCTCCTGAACTCGATCACTACGTGATTAACATCAGCAACAGTCAGCAGCACATTGACTCATCCCGCCTTATACACCTCAGGAACCCCTCTCTCGACGAGGAATCTTTAGAGGGCGAGTCAGCCCTCCTCTGCATCTATGATGATCTGACATCCCTCAAGTCCATGACCTGGGGAGCTGGTCAAGCTATGTGGCGGCACGGCGGCGGACTCACTGCATTTGTCGCACCCGACTCAGCGGACCCACAGGCGCAGATCGATGCAATCGATGAACTCGTAACCGACATAAATGCAATGACCGTCCTCACGCTTCCCTATGGATCTCAGATGCTTTCCGAAACCGGATCGAGTCTTGATCCTGAGAAGTATTTCGATACCTGTCTACAGATGATCAGTGTGGGATCGAGAATACCAGTCTCTATTCTCAGGGGCTCCGTAGCCGGATCGCTAACAGCATCAGAGAAAGACCGGAAGGATTACTTTGAACTGCTCGATAATATTCAGAAGGAGATCCTCACCCCTGCACTCATGGACATCATTCATAGGTTCCAGGCAACAGGGCAGCTACCGGCGCAGGAGTTCTTGATTGAGTGGGAACGCACCCCTATCTGGATGCTTGAAGAACAGAGAGGAAAGCTCTTTGTAGCGCAGACAGAACTTGCAGAAGCGAAGACCAGGACAGAGACCAACGTCGCCAGGAAGACTTACATCGAGTACAGAGAGATGAAGGAGATCCAGAAGAAGAAGACCGCCGATGCTCTCCCTGAGATTCCACACGCAGGCTTGATCCTGCAAGCCCCACACGCAGAGTTAATCTGGCGAGGAATCCAGAAGGCGATTGTAAAGCCAATAAGCATGGATTCCCATGTAGGCGATCCACTCTACCTGATCGCTGATAACGTAGCGTATGGCGTAGTCGTTCTCGAATCGGAAGAGGAGATAACGCAGTCGGAGTTTCGAGGTCGAACCCCCAGGCATCTAAGCGGTGATGATGCAAACTTGAAACAGAGGCAGAGACTCTTCTATTATGACATCAAGCTTCTGAGTCTATTCGATGAGCCAAGAGCGTGCAGGATACCAGCCGGTTCTAAGAGTCTTGCAAATACGGTCGAGTTCACGGGGGAGGAAACCTCCCTCACCTGACCCTGTAATATGGATAAGGTATCATCCCGCCTGAACAGTCGTGCGACCTGCAGCGGATATGTCGCCAGAAGTATTTCCCCTTTGAAGGTGCACTTCGCAGAGCTCTGAATATCTCAAAATTCACGCCCGTATAGCGGTACACTCTGCCACTTCTGAACTCTATCTCAACCACTCCCTTATCATACCCAATAGCTTTCAGATTGCTTGAGTCCACATCTACCATCATAATTGGTCTTGCCATACTGCGGTATTTAGCAGTCACTCTTATATCGATTTGCTCACAACAATACCTTATGCAGGTGAGAGGCTGATGAGCACAACGGTATATGCCACGCAAGATGTATACACTGCTGCGAGTTCAGGTAACGGCAATTTCGAGGGCAACAACCTTCTCGTGTACGGCAGTGGCAGCCGCATGTATAGCTACATCGAGTTTGATCTCTCATCTGTTGCAGAGGACATCGAAGAAGCTTTAATAAAATTATATATCGTTACTAACGGTCTTACAAGTAATACTACGATCAGGTTCTACAGGATAAGTAAATCGTGGGATGCAAGTGAGGTAACTTACAATGAGCCGCCGACTATCACCAGCACAAGCAAGAAGACAAAGACAATAGATCCTACTGATGAGAATTGGGAACAGTGGAATGTCACAGATCTTGTTAAGGATATAATCAGCAACGGCGGGTATGGTCTCAGGATAGAGATAGACGCTAATCACCTGGTAGAGTTCAGTTCAATGGAGGGAGATCATCCCCCAAAGCTTGTGATCACAGAGGCGGAAGTCCTGACCGGCAGGGTTCGAGGTATCGTAAGGGATAGGAACGAAACCCCAGTAGCAGGTGCATCTGTAAACGTAGAAGGAAAGAACGTAGTTTCAGGATCGGACGGCTACACGCCTTATGTAAATTGCACGCCTGGAGATGATCTTCGCACAGCCACAGTCACGCCGCCAGCAGGATACACCTGTTGGGAAGGTAAATGCACGAGGGATTACTTCTGCGTTGTTGGCGATAAGGATCTGATCTTCTGGTTCGATGCACCCATAGTCGGCAGGGTTCGAGGTATCGTAAGGGATAGGGATGTGAATCCTATAGCCGGTGCATCTGTAAACGTAGAAGGGACAGACGTAGTTTCAGGATCGGACGGCTATACGCCTTACGTAAATTGCGCACCTGGTGGGGATATTCGCACAGCCACAGTCACGCCACCGGCAGGATACATCTGTTGGAAAGGCAGGTGTGCGGTGGATTATATCTGTGAGAACCTGGATAAGGATATTGTATTCTGGTTCGAGGTGCGTATCGTATCAGCCCCCCCAATAATCACCTGGATCTCGTGGAGTCCAAAAGGCGACTACACCACACTTGCAGCAGGAGCGTCTATATTTAGGTCTGTAGCAGGCGGCGGCACAACCAGCCTGATGCTTGTAGCCACAGATCCGGCTGACGCTTCAGACCCTCCCTTAAGCGAGGGTGACGCTATCTTGCAGATAGATCATGATGCCGCATTCACGGTATCCCCTGGCGGTCACTTCCGGTTCAACGATATGGATTGGATAGTCCGGCATATCATCTGTGGTCCTGAGTGTGATATGATCACAATAGCAGACGAGGTCGCACAGTCAAGCGTGGTTCCAAAGCTCGGCGATTCCATACAGTTCTCAGTAAACATAGACTGGCAGGGGAAGGAGATCGGATCGGTTAAATGGTATTACGCCAAAGCACCCAATAAGTGTTTTAAGGATATAGATGTGGATCTCGACTGGACTCTCTTCGCTGTAGACACAACCCTACCGGCGTATACCTTTGATACTGAAGGCGATACACAAATCGCTTTCTTTATGGTCACTGCAACAAACAAGGCAGGCGACTCTGCCACCCTTCACAATGTCTGCGGTCCCATCTTCAACCTCTGGCAGTCAGAGCTTACCGGGTTACTTGAAATCCAGTTTAACAGTGGCACGCTGTACCAGTACATTAATATTCCAAAAGAGATGTATGACGCTTTACTTTCCGCATCTTCAAAGGGCAGGTACTTCTGGAATAACATAAGAGGCGAGACGGTTAAGTACCCATATCGTAGAGTTAGGTGAGAACATGGCAATCCAAGACGTAGAAACGTTCGGGTGCACCGAACCTGAGGACGATGGCAAGGGAGGCTCCTGCAAGTTCTGGACATATTACAGTCAGCCGGACTGGACTGAGAAGATCGAGCTATGGATTAAGCGATACCAGCGCAAGACGTGGTA